GAGAAACAATATCTAAACGTGCTTTTGATGGTCGTTTAGAAGATAATGTAATCTTAACTTTTAATCACGACCCTAATTTAATCCTAGATAGAAATATCGGAGGTACTTTACAATTATCGGTTGATGAAAGAGGATTACGATACGATGCTACTTTACCAAACACAACAACAGGTAATGATGTAGCTGAATTAATGAATAGAGGCTTACTTTACGAATCTTCTTTTGCTTTTACAGTAGAGGATGATGAGTGGAGTAAAGATGGAGATACAACTCGGAGACAAATCAATCAGATTGGTCGATTAGTTGACGTTTCTATAGTTGGTGTTGGTGCTTATGCTAATACTGATGTTGCACTTCGTTCTAAGGAAGCTTTTGAAACAGAAGCAACTAAAGAAGAAACCCCTCAAGTGGAAGAAGTGGAGCAAAAGGTTGAGGAATCATTTGATGATTCAAAATTAAATTTATTAAGTAACGAATTAAAATTAAAAAAACGAATATGAAAAATTCGATTGAAATTCGTCAAGAGAGAGCAGAGCTTATCGGAAAAGCTGATGCTTTGTTAAACTTGGCAAAAGACGAGACTCGTGACTTTACTGCTGACGAGCAAACTTCATACGATGGTATGATGGAAAATATTGACAAACTAGCTAAAGATATTGAGGTAGTTGAACGTCAAGAAAAATTAAACGCTGAAGTGGCTTCTAGCCCAGTTTCTCACACAATTCAAGATGTTTCTGACTCTAAAGAAGTTCGTGACTATTCTTTCATTGATGCAGTAAATGCAGCAAAATCTAATCGTGTTGAAGGTTTAGTTAAAGAAATGGACCAAGAGGCTAGAATGCAAAACCCTGGTCAACAATTTAAAGGTGTTGGTATTCCTTCTTCTGTTTTAGAATCTCGTGCTGATAACACAGTTCTTAAAGCTACAAGTAACCCAACTGATGTACGTTCTTTCACAGATTTAATGTCAGCAGCTTCTATTTTAGTTCCTGCAGGTGCAAACTTCTACTCAGGTATTAGTGCTAATCAAAAACTACCAATCTTTGATTCTATTACAACTGGATTTATAGCAGAAGATAATGGAACAGCAACAGCAGGTGGTACAGTTTCACATAAAACTTTAGACCCTAAAACGCTTATTGCAGCTACTAATGTTTCTGCAGCAGCTTTGGTTCAAAATTCTTCTATTGAAGGAGCTTTTCGTAGAAATATGGCAAAAGCAGTTATGTCTAAATTAGAGGAAGCTTTATTAGGTCAAGCTGATGATACTGTAGCTTCTATCTTTAAGACTGCTTGTGTTGGTACTTTAGTAGGACCTACTACTTGGGCAGCAGATAGTGCTGTTACAGCAATTCAAACTATGATTAACAAGTTGGTTGAAACTAACAACAACATTGATGACTTAAGTTTATTAATGAATGGAGGTGCTTACGCTGACTTGATGACTCAAATTGCAGGAACTGCAGGTTCAGGATTTAGTGGAGGTTCAGTAAACTTACAAGATAAAAGAGTTTTAAACACTCCTTACTATGTTTCTTCTAATGTTGGTGAAGCTGCTGCAAATAACGATTTAGCAAGAGCTTTATTGTTAGATGCTTCAAAAGTGCATATGGCTTTATTTGGTGGACTTGATATGTTGGTAGACCCTTATTCTCAATCTTTGAATGGAGGAACTAGACTAATTATGACTGCTTTAGTTGATGGTGAGTTGGCAGCAGCAGCAGGTTCTGAGGCAGCAGTAAACTGTATCGCATCAGCATAATAATTATAGATTAATTTTATAAAGGCGAAAGGGGTAACTCCCTTTCCCTTTTATTTATTCAACCAAATATGTCGATAGGTAAAATATATAATTTCAGTAACTACGAGTATCTAAACCCTAGTCAAAATAAATATGGGAATTTAGAGCTTACAGATTATCCTACAATTCAAGTCGTAACAACTTCTGAGTTAAAATCTCAACTTAGAATTGATAATTCTGATGAGGACACATTATTGGGTACTTATATATCTGCTGCGACACAGATGGCTGAAAATTATTGTAATCGACACTTTATAAACGCTACATATAAACTTAGATTTAATAGTTTACCAAGTAAATTTAGTTTATACTACCCTGATTGTCATACATTTAGTTTATGGGCTAAAGTTACAGAAAATTCTTATTCACAAGAAGATGCCGCTAACTATTACGTTAATACAGATGTTAACCCAAACATTTGTAACATACACGAAAAGAGTTTAACCCCTATGAGTTTTGATAGTATGGAAAAAGATACTGATAGCTTATGGTACTTGGGTTTTTCTACTGGTTATGGAGCAGGTGCAGCTAATGTGCCTGATGCTATCAAACAAGCGATTAAATTAATTGCAAGTGATATGTATTATTTCAGAGAAGATAGAAAAAGGTCTTTTCCAATGGCTTCTGAAATATTATTACAACCTTATAAATGCTACTTATAAAATATGGCTTTTATTTCTCAAATAAAGGCAGGTGATTTTAATGTTAGGATGCTAATAAAAGAACCTAGTGAAAATCAAAACACTTTTGGTGAACAAGTGGTAAGTAGCTATTCTACACAAGCAACAGTTTGGGCTAAAAAAAGCGTTACATCTCTAAGAGATATAAATGAAAAATTTGAAGGAGACCAATTACAGTCTTATGGTAAATTTTTTATTCAAATTAGATATTCTAGTGGTATAGCTGACAATATAAAACCTGATTGGAAGTTAGTAGATAAAAATTCTTCTGAAGAATATGAAATATTAAGCTATATAATAGACCCTAGAAAAGAATACATAGAATTTTTTACTAAAATTGATATAAACGATTCTATATTATAATATGGCTGCAAATAAAGGAATACGAGTGATGGGAGTTCAAGATGTTCAACAAAGCCTTAAAAGGTTGGGTTTAACAGCTAAAAAATCTCGTACAGTCATAAATAAAGCATTGAGACCTGCTGCTAATGTGTTAGCTAGAGGTATTCAACAGGCTTATAGAAAAGAATTTAAATACGAATCAAAAGTTGGTGACACGTTTGTTAGACGTTTACCAAGAAAACCAGGGAGAACACCTACTTGGAAAACCATAGGTATAATAACATCTAGGAAATCAAGAGAGCCTGGGTTACTTGTTGGTCCAATTAAAAAAAGAACAACACCTATAACAGTAAAAGGAAAGGATAGCTATAATTTAGCAGCTATGCAAATCGAAGGAAATGCTATACAACAGGCAAGAGTTGATGTATTTGAGCAAACAGCTCGAAAGATGAATCAACAAGTATATTTAAAGGCTGAAGAGGATTTGGACAAAATGCTAGATAAAATGATTAAACAAGCAGGTTTTAGATAAGATATGTTTGCAATAATAGGAAAGGAAATAGTAAGTAGGCTAAATAGCCAAAGTGCTTTTACAACAGCGAATGGTAATAATAGGGTTTATCCTGTTATTATACCACAGCTATCTAATTTTCCTTGTACAACATTTGAGATAACAAATGTATCAAATTTTTTATCTAAAGGAGGTTCTCTAAACTCGTGTGACGTATCAATTCGTCTTGCTTGTTTTGCAGATACTTACATTTCAACATATAATCAAGCTAAAGCTGCTGTAGAGGCTTTAGACTTGTACGAAGTAGAATACACAGAAGATAGTGTAGACTATGTCGCAAAATTCAGATTTCTTGATTTAGACGATGACTATTTTAAGACTTCTGAAAAATTCTACAAAAACGTAAATTTTAACTGTCTAATAATTAAAAAATAAAAAAATGGCAATTTTAAACGCAACAGATTGTGTGCTTTCTATAACTACAGGAGGCTCTTTACAAGCAGTAGCTCATTGTACTTCAGCTTCATTATCTATGAATATGGAACTTCGTGATTCCACTACAAAGTCATCGACTGGGTGGCAAAGTAATTTAGGTGGTCTTAGGTCTTGGGAATTATCAAGTGATGCTTTCGTTGAAATCGGTTCTATTACAGGTGCTGATATTGAAGAACTTTGGACTATTTGGGAAGCTAGAACAGAAGTAGCAGTAAAGTTTGGGCATACAAATATGGAGTATACAGGTAATGCACTTATCACTTCAATTTCTATTGAGTCAGGAGTAGAAGAAAACGCAACTTATTCAATTTCTTTAACAGGTTCAGGGGCATTAGCAAAATCATAGTATTAACCTTTAAATCCATTAATTATGGCTATTCAAAACGCTTCGGATTTACTGGTTTATGCTAAGACTACAAGCCCTGAAAAGCAAGTTACTAGAATCTCAATATTACAAAGCTCTCCTATAACATTTGAAGATGGAGAGACAACAGGTAAAATAACTGTAAGCAACATAACTGATACTGATAATAAAGTATATGATGGTGAAGAT